TCAAGGTTTTCTAACAAGAAGTACGGCAGTTTCAACATGGCTCGATATGATAGGAAGTATGTCTTTATCACATTTTTCCCATTTTATTCCCCTTTGCGTTTGTGGGAACATATCCACTGCTATTCTGCGTGTCCGTGGAAAAATATCCACCATATTACAATTTTAATAATAAGGATTTGAAAGTACTATATTTTTCCCTTTTGCATTTTTTTCTTCCTCTATCAAATTGCAAATATACTTCTCGATATCCAAAAACGACATACTTTCTTTAAATCCTTTACTTCCATCCAACCATATACAATTCATAAGTCTATCAAATGTGGCCTCACACGTTCTCCTCGGACAGCGTGCCAATGTTGAATCAAAGAAACTTGTGTGATACGAATAATGATGCGTATGTATAAATTGATTCCACGACTCAATAACGTCATCTTCTTTTCTAATATCAATTATTTCTATCTCTTCCAGATTCCTATCCGAAACCGTTCCCCATGCTTTTTTCATCATTGACACAGCTTCAATATCACTTTTAGGTGCACTATAACCAAAGATTGTAATCATATAGGCTTTTTCTAACGCATTGTTAAGAGTTTTCCACGATTTACGAATAGCAATATCACTGCTATAATTTTTCTTCTTCACGGGGAATAGCAATTTCATTGGTTTTAATGATTTTCCACATCTGCATAACTCACCTACATTTCCCATTATATTATCATCTTCACAAAACCCAACTGCGACATTCCCGTGTAGAAAAGCAACCTGTGGTATATTACTTGTATATCGTTGCATCCTACATATAGCTTGAACCAACAATGGATCCCAATTAAATGTAACAATCAAATCTTTCTCTGTAAGACTTAATACAAGAAAATCATATATCGTAGGATTATCTGGTAATTCGTAACTACTCATGTACTCCCAAATTATTTTTTCTAATTCTTCTTTTACTTTTCTACATTCTTCCTCTTCTTGACTGCGTTCGTCGATTTCCATATATATATCTTCAAGGTTATCCGAAGAAGTGTGTATACTAATTTTTGAAAGAATATCAGTTAGACCGAGTTTTTCAATAAAACCACTCATAGCAGATATTTTCTTCCCATATTTATCTCCATTGGGTATTGTTGCACAACTCGCTCCAGCTCCAAGAATAACAACATGAGGTCTGTTTTTCATATAATATTCATACTCATTCATAAGATTCTCATTTTCAGATGTAGCTTTATACTCATCTAACATTTTCTCTAAATCTTCCTCAGTTAATGGTCTTCCATCATTACCAATACACGGATTATATAATTCTGCCTCATCATCAATTACTATATTTCCGTCATAAACAGCACCTAAAACCGCCAGCGTTTCCGCAAACTCTACCATTCCCTCACCTTGTGTTAAAGGACTACCTGTCATTCCACCTCTACAAATGGCATTTTTCAAAAGAAATTTTTTGTCATTATCATTGAGTTTTCCCCACCTTAGACCAGCATATTCCGAATATTTCATATTACATACATCTCCTTGCTTGTTTAATCACATAATAAATCGTCGTTATAATCGTATCAAAACAAACCTTTTTAGATTCTTAAAACATACTTTCACATTTCTACCCATTGACTATCTAATATTCCAGACTTCTACTCTCTGGTATATTATTCATTTCCTTATTTGATATAGAATAGTAAAATCTGTGGATGTAATAGTTGACAGTACACTCTTGTCTGGATTAGTGATATCAATTACTCGTCTTGCATGATTCATAACCAAATCATCATAAAGATTTCGCACCAATCTACCGTTTGCAAAGTTTTCATCCTTCGATGACGTTTGCTGTTCAAAATATAAATGGATTTTTTCTTTAGCTTTATCATCCAAAACATAATCGTTATTTTTACACATAGAAATCAATATTCTATCCAATTCATTAGGAGAATAATCATCAAATTCTATAAATGTATTGAAGCGAGATTTTAATCCGGGATTTGACTCAAAAAACTTATTCATAGGTTCGGTGTATCCAGCGACAATCACGACCAGATCATCCCTATAATCTTCCAAGGCTTTCGTTAATTCTGTTAGACACTCTCTGCCATATGAGTCGGAATGGTCATTCTCCGTGATGCTATATGCCTCATCAATGAACAACACACCACCTTTTGCCTGCTCAATTACTTTTTTTACTTTAAGTGCAGTTTGTCCTTGATATCCAGCAATAAGGTCAGTTCGTGAAACCTCAACAAAATGCCCCTTTGACAGCAACCCTATTCTCTTATAGATTCTTCCAACAATTCTGGCAACCGTTGTTTTTCCCGTTCCGGGATTTCCGGTAAACGCAAGATGCAATGTATTCTTTGTAGAGTGAAGATTATTCTCCCGACGCATCTTCTGAACTTTTTGATATACAATTAAATCTTGAACCTTACTTTTGACCTTTTCCAAGCCAATAAGGGCATTCAATTCATCCAACAAATCTTGGAGCGTTCTTGTATCTTCATCCGCGTCTGTCTCAGGTTTGCAAATGCTCTGTATAGTAGAATAACCATAAAACTCAATCAAGCTAGAATTAACAACCTGAGCTGCACGTTTTGCTTCAATCTTGTATCTAGGATTATCAACTGATTCTGAGATTTTTTTCAGAATCGAAATTGTAGCAGGCTTGCTATATTCCTCTACAATCACAGTTGCTAACTTCGTTATTTCTCCACAGGCATCTGTGACCGCATCTAATTTAGATGCATTATTTATTAGTGCTTGACCATATTTATCCATTGTATTACCTTCATAATAGAAGCAACATCAACTCGATTATCGCCAATCCCGCAGCCACTCCGGCAATCCAATACGCATACTTTAGCTTCTTTGTTAAAGATTCAATTGAACTGTTTGTTTCTTGAATAGCGGCTGCAATTTTTGCTTCTACATCTTCCTTGTTTTTTTGAACAGTAGAAACAATGCTACCATTCTGTTTTTCTATCTCACTTAACTGTTCCGTATGTTTCTCAACAACTTGCCATGTACTATCCACATCTTCCAAATGTACAATATTGTCGAGGCTATTCATATACTCATTCAGAATACGAAGGCTATCCGTGGTTTTGGATACACGTCCACTAATTTCTTCGCTTTTTTGAGATAATGCATCTAATCTACCATTCTGCTCTTCGTTAATGCGGTCGACCTCTTTCAAGTGAGGTTTCTGCTCTTCCATCCAAGTCCAGATATTGTCCACATACGTCAAGTGCTTAAGGAAAGATATTTTTTCTGTGAACGCAAGCAACTTATTGATTTCTTCTTGATGTTTAGATGATACTTTCTGAATTTTCTCAACGTCTCCGTTGATACGTCTCATAGAGTCGTGTGCTGCAGAGAGGGATTCCCACATTGCATCAACATCTTGCAAATGAGTGATTGTCTCCAAAGCACTGGTAAATGCACTGATTGACTTCAACCTTTTTATCATCTGAGAGAGTTGTTCCGACAAATCACTTGTTTTCTTTTCTGCTGCCGTAAATGCAATTTTTAAAGCGTCTACCTTTTTGATGCTTTCTTTACTATGCTCAGTAGCTGTAGCAATCCCCTTTGAAAGAGAGGTCATCTCTTGATGCCATTTTTGGCAGTCACCCCAAATTTTATCAATATCTCCCAGATGGGCATAGCCATCCAATTTCTGCTTAAACTTTTTGAGTTCCTCAAGGGTTTTTCGCTGATTTTCAACAATTTTTTTAATCTGTTCTTGTGTTTTTTGAATGCTTTCACTTGTTTCTTCAGTCGCCTTAATAGAAACCAGAATAGCTTGGATGTAATCCTTATCCAAAGCTTCCAAAGCACTGTATACCTGTCCAAATTCCTTAATCAGCTTAATTTGAGTATTATTAATACTGTGCAAATGAGATTGGATTTGCGAAGTTAATTCATTTAATTCCTCACCTGTAACCTTATGGTTCAACCCAATTCCACGTCCGAAAATCCAATCGCCCAGAAATTCGCCAACACCTTTAGAGTCATCTACTCTTTTCAAATCTAAATCTGTTGTGGACTGTTCAGAAAACTTCTTTATTTCCTTTTTTGCATTTTCAAAATCATGATACTGTATAACTAATTCACCCATCTTTAGTCCTCACTTAGCATTTTATCTAATTCAGCAGAAACCTCGTCGATTTCGTCATTTGTACCTTTGGAAATCTTCACGTTTTCAAGAATCGCCTCTACTGAATCACTCATGATGGTAGCTGCACCTTCATGTCTGGAATACATACTTCCAATCGCAGAACTTTTTACGTCTTCATACCCAGGGTCATCGTGGATGGGGGTAATCTCCGTTGAAAGTTCATCATCTGTTGCTACTCGCTTTTCTGCAGAGTCCTTGTAATCGTAATCTTCCCCACATTCTTTCTTTTTCTTATTCTTCAACAAATACACAGCGGTAGCTACCGTAGCACCTATGACTAAACCAGCACCTATGATGTAGAATACCTTTTTCATATCATCAATCCTCCAATTCATCAAATAGCTTATCAATATCATCGAAAGCATCTTGAATGCTTTCATCAGTTTCACAATTTGCTCTAATAGTTTCAACAGAATCCACCATCATATTGGCCGCAGCAACATGACGCTCGTATATATTCTGTGCCGCTACCGATTTTGTGTGGTCAAGTTGTTCTTCATTAACAACCTGTAACTGATGCTGCGTTCTTAAGATTTCATTGCCTTTCTTTATTTGAGCATCGACATTTTCTCGCTTCATGTCCTTTTCAATCTGCTTCTCGATGATGTTAATTGCTATCGCACCAATAATACCTGCAACAACAGCACCAAGGAAAATACCCAATATGTTCGCCAAGCTACCAAGTAACGGAATCTCAACTGCAAAGATAGGAATAGTCATTAGCCCCTTTTCAATTACTTCTCCAAGTATCATAGCGCCAACACCAGTCATACCCGCAATTACAATTTTCCCAACTTCCATCAGCAATCTTCCGATAGGCTTTCCTTTATTTGCAGGGTCCTTGATATAAGCAACGGCATTTTTGAGGGAACTCCATCCCTGTTTCAGCATAATCCACACTTTTTTAAATGTTCCAACAATAGGACCTAAAATTGCTGTTGCAACAGTAGTAAACAGCGTGTTCCCTGCATTAATAAAATGCTGTTTCATCTTACCGATAAAAGAATGAATTGCTTCTTTCAGACTATCCAACAGAGTATCCAAGGCTTTTTGGGATGATTTAAACCACTTAACCAGCTTGGCAATAATCTCTCTGACAAGTTCGGCCAATAACTGCATAAGTACCGCACGAAGTGCTTTCCCACCAATACGGAATGCCTCTTCTTTTCGGGATTTTTTTCCTGCTTCAATGGATTTTTGCTCAGCCTCTTTTTTCTGTTTTTCGTATTCCTCACGAGCCTCTGCATCCTTTTTACGAAGTTCTTCTTCATCAATATTAAAGCGTTCTGCTGCCTTCTTTCCATCTCTTTCACTATCCAAAAATTCAGACATAGTAGAATCGCCCTTAGATTGATTAGCAGCCGAATCCATCAAATTGAGATTTTTCTCACTATTAGCAAAAGCGACCTGCTCTTCGCGAGTCATGTGAGCATTTGCATCCGGGTCGCGAATAATCTCACCTGCAGAAACAGTATGGTCCATATTTGTATTGGCTGTATTATTACCTGTTGGTCTGCCTTTATCAAAATCGGCACGAGCATCCTTGTTCAATACTTTCTTCCAAGAATCACTTCTGGTATCATGTTTTTCCCATACCTGTTGTTCGTCATTGTATCTGTAATTGCTTGTTTTATGTTCAATGTTAGGATCCTTTTGGAAGTTACTCTGCCAATCGTCATACCTTTCCTGATAATCGATTTCAGTATTATGTGTTGCAATTTTACCTTCTGCAAAATTCTTTGTTGTCTGAATATGAGCCTCTTTTCTCAAATCAAGATGAAGTCCTCTATTTTCTTTGATAAAATCTTCGCCCGCAGTAACAGCAACTTGGTTTAAAAATTGCTCCCACACAACATCCATGATGACACTACCCAGATTGTCTGGATTTCCAATCTTTTCTTTTTCTTCTGCAAGAAACTGCATATCTGCGAGTTCCTCTTCCAACTGTCTTTGAAGTTTTTCCTCCAACTCATCAAAGTCAAATGACTCCGACAATTCTTCGCTTAAAGTTTCTTCTTTATCGAGAATAGCATTTTCCTTTGCCATAATTTTTCATCCTTTCAGTGTATAATAGGGGAGATATTATTATTGTAACAAAGCACATGGACACATTGTGTCCTCCTAAAATTATTGTTTCGCTCAAATCTCTCTTTTTACATAGGTTAATTCGATATCGTATCCAAGAGCCTCAAGCATCTGCACGAAGGTCTTATTAACAATACCATCTTGTTTCTTGATGATACGATTTACATATTGTCCTGTTGTTCCAATAGTTTCCGCAAGTTGTGCCTGCGTAGTTCCGTTCTCTATACACTTTACTTTTACATCTACTTCTATATTGTTTTTAATCATGTATTTACTGCTCCTATTCGCAATACTTATTAGTTCTAACACAAATAAGATTATTTATTATATCACAAAATCCGACATTTTACAATATTTGCACGTAACCAGCAGATGAAATTTTTGCAACAGAAAACACCCTGCATTTCTGCAAGGTGCTAACCGTGAATCTATTTTATCTTTCTACATTTATGCTTGTGCCGGATTTGAACTCAACCGTGAATCTATCTTCATGCACTGTTATCTTTTCAATCATTCTTCTGACTAATGCCTCATCATATTCTTCAATCTCGTCTGTCTGTTCTGCAAGGAACTGTTTCATTTCAGCCATCCTTTGTTTCAATCCCTCACGCACTGCATTCTCTACCATTGCATCCTGTTTCAGTTCACGCAAACGGTCAATCTCATCGGCAAGGTCATTATAATCCTTTTTGGCATTAGCTCTCTTTAACAATTCCTTCTGCAATTCTTCCAGCTTGGCATTAATACTTTCTATCGAACCGTCATCCCCCAAAGCAAAAACAGTAGCAATATTATCTTCCAAGGTGACAAGCATCTCATTCTTGCCACCAAGAGCTAAGTTAATGGCTTTTACCACGGCATTCTGCAGGTCAGTTTCCTGAACGGTCGGTGAATCACAACAGCTTGGTCCGTGTTCCACTCGGCTTACGCAACGCCATACAATGGAGTGTTTCCCTCGGTTGTTCCAAGCAATCCGGCGATAGATGTCACCACACTTTGGACAGTACACAATACTGGAAAGTGCAAATTTACTACTGTAAACCCTTTTCTTTCTGTTTTCTCCACTGTGGAGATTGGCTCGTCTTAGCATTTCCTCTTGCACTTGCATATAAAGGTCACGGGGAATGATAGGGTCATGGTTGTTTTCTACATAATACTGTGGAACAATGCCGTTATTCTTCACTCGCTTTTTAGTAAGCACATCCACCGTATAGGTTTTCTGAAGAAGGGCATCTCCGATGTACTTTTCATTACTTAGAATTTTCTTAATGGTTTCTGGACGCCACCTTTCTTTACCCGCGGCAGTTAGGATTCCGTCTTCCTGCAAACCTTCTCCGATTTGCTTTAGACTTGCCCCTTGCAGATATTCCAAATAAATGCGTTTTACAATTTCAGCCTCCTCTGGCTCTATCACAAGGTGTCCTTTATCGTCCTTTGTATAACCCATGAAACGATTGTGGTTTACCTGCACCTCGCCATTCTGGTATCTAAACTGCAATCCCAACTTTACATTTTTGCTTAAAGATTCCGACTCCTGCTGTGCAAGACTGGCCATAATGGTTAATAAAACCTCGCCCTTGGAATCCATTGTGTTTATGTTCTCTTTTTCAAAAAATACGGGAATATTCTTTTCCTTTAGCTGACGGATATACTTCAGACAATCAAGTGTATTTCTTGCGAATCGGCTGATGGACTTTGTAATAATCATATCAATATGACCTGCCATACATTCCTCAATCATACGATTAAATTCTTCTCGCTTTTTTGTGTTAGTTCCAGAAATACCATCGTCAGCAAATATGCCTGCGAATTCCCACTCATCATTTTTCTGTATGAAGTTGGTGTAATGCTCCACCTGCGCCTCATAACTTGTAGCCTGTTCATCACTGTCGGTACTCACACGGCAGTACGCTGCGACCTTAAGTTTCGGCTTTACTTCCTTGTTCACAGTGTTTCCGACTCGTCTTCGTGCCGGGATAACCGTTATATTCTTACTCAACTGTTGCCACCTCGCTTTCTATCAAACTGTATGCATATTCCGCCTGTGCAAAAGGGTCTGTGAATTTCATCTCAATCAGCTTTATAGTAAAACTTTTGTTCGCCACAACTTTTGATGGCTTATCCAATTCTCTGATTCTACCCAAGGCACCTGCCTTTGCCACTCTGATTTCTTCTGCTTTATCAAACAATGCTTTGTCAATAATGGTAGGGTAATATTCATCTCCAAGGTAGTGCGTATTCCTCAGCATTCGCCCGGCACTGCCGTGGTAAATATTCAGTCCTGCTTGTTCAGCTGCTACCTTTAGAGCCAAACCGGAAATATATCCTTCAAATAATGCTCTTACAACACCAGCTTGCTCTTCGTCAATTTCTGCTTTACCATCCACTATTTTATATCCGTAGGGAATGTGTGCCATTATGCCACCAACCTTTCCTTTAATTTCAAACCACACTTTAAAACAAATACAATCTCATCCCTTGAAAGTACCGTGACTGTTTCTACATGGGAAAGAAAGAATTCATCCTCATATTCTGTTAACATACTTCTGCCCGATACAGCTTTTATAAGTTTCTTCAAGGCATCCACCTTGGTTCGGTCACCGCTTACGGAATTCATAATACTGTTCTTTTCTTCCAAGAGCTGCTGTTCCTGTGCAATCAGCATATTGTTTTCACGGTTGAAAAGTGCTGGCTCTAACAGACCACTTGCCATCAGACTTGTAAGTACCTGCCTTTGCTCCATATTCTTTTCCAACCTGTCCTCATAGTCTTGTAGTTGCAATAATCGGTCTTTATCATCCAAACCTTGCAGGCTGTGAAGTAGCGGTTTAAGGACTATCTGATGAGCAAATATCAGCTTATTCATCATTGTAAGAAACGCAGCCTTTATTCCATCGTCTGTGATGTATTTCATAGAGCAGGCTGTTTTATCCTCAATATGGTGGGTACAGCACCAAGCTATATAATCTCCGCTTGGTTTGTAATGAATCCTGCGTTTAAATACACTACCACACTCACCACATTTGATTCTACCCGAAAAACCATAACGGTTCTGATAACGCTGTGTGTTTTCACCGTTGCCTTTTTCTTTGCCTCTTTGATTCAATACTTCGTTGGCCTTATCAAATATCTCGTGGCTAACAATAGCCTCGTGATGACCTTCGCATAAATACCTATCACACTCACCGTAATTGGTATGACGAGTAAATCGGCTGTCGGTATAGGTCTTTTGGAAAATAACATCTCCCGTAAACTTCTCATTGCGAATGATTGCATTGATAGTTCCGGGATACCACTTTCCACCTTTTTTGCTTTTAATACCTCTATCATTTAGTTCCTTTGCAATCACATGGGTACTTTTTCCGGCAAGTGTATCTGCAAAAATTTGTTTTACAACTTCTGCCTGTTCAGGCACAATTACCATTTCACCATTTAGGTTCATATATCCATATGGTGGGTAGCCGATGATAAAGGTTCCATTCTGAAAGCGTTTCTGAACCGACCATTTGCTGTTTTCAGAAATGGATACGGATTCGCTTTCTGCAAGGCTACTAAGTATTGAAAGCATTAGTTCACTCTCCATAGTGCCTGTGTTTAGATTTTCTTTTTCAAAAATAACGGTAACCTTTAGGTCGAGTAACTTTCGTACCAATTCCAAGCAGTCTGTTGTATTTCTACTGAAACGGCTGATGGATTTTGTAATGACCAGATCTATCAAACCTTTTTCACAATCCTCCACAAGGGAAAGCAACCCATCACGGCAATCCTTTTTTGTACCTGTGACCCCTTCATCATAATAAAGACCAGCATACTCCCACTCATCATTGGATTTGATGTAATCCTCGTAATGTGCTTTTTGAGCCTCCAAACTGATAAGCTGTTCATCACTTGCCGTAGATACTCGGCAATAGGCTGCAACACGAATTTTCTTTCGTATGAGTAAGGCTTTATTTTCCTCAATTTTTGTTATCCTTTTCATCATCTCACCTCGCTTTCGGTATGGACATATTCCCGTAATAGTGCCGAAATATCAAGTCATTTATGACATTATCTCAGCTAAATACGGGGAGAAAGTTTTGCGATTTTTCTCCGTTATTTTGTTGAATTCATCCACAGAAATTAAACCCTTTTCCAGCATTGCTTTTACCAATTTCTGTGCCATGCAATATTTATAATCACCCTTTAACTGCTCCTCGGTCATACGGGATTTTATTGGTGCAGGGGAAAGTCCCGGTTCTGTAATCATCGTTACTACTCTGTTTTCATCTGCCATAAAAAACACCTCCTGCCTAATAGCCTTGGCAGGAGGTAAAATTGGACAGTTTCTCTAATCTTTTTTATAAAATTCCGTTTCGTAGCCATCGGCACGAAGGAGCAGTCCGTCTATCCACGGTGGAGTTCTTCCCATCTGCTCACATATAGCATCTACCGATACTCCTTTGCTACACTCAATAATAATCTCATCGTGAACATGACCACAGATAAAGCAATGACTCAAAGTACGAATGGCATACATCAAAATATCACGGCTGATAGCCTGCACAATATTCTCCACAAACTTGGGACCGTAACTTTCGATGCGTTCCCACTTTTTAGTAGCACCGACTCCTTCATAAGTTACTGATTCGCCACCGAATTTATTTTCTCCCATATGTGGTTTCACATAAGATAGTGACCTCCCAGATGGCAATTTAATAAATAGCATCCCACTTTTACATACAAAGCGAATACCGTGGGTTTCTGTACTGATTTTCTGTTTTACTGCTGTCTTTACAGCACGGTCAACATCCCACCAAAACTGCACTATCATTGGATTAGCACTACGCCACGCATCCACAAGTGGCTGCAGTTCTTCTTCGGAAAGTCCCATATCCAAAGCCCCCATAGATTTCAAAGCACCAACCGAACCACCATAACCGAGTGCCAATTCCGCAATCTTACCCTTTTGTCTGAGATGGCTATTTACACCGTGCTTTTCCACAGGAACATGAAACATCTGACTGGCTGATGCACAATAGATATCACCACCGTTAGCAAAAACTTCTGCTCTCCACATTTCGCCAGCAAGAAAACTAAGCACCCTTGCTTCAATAGCACTAAAGTCTGCGACCACAAATTTCATTCCATTCTTGGGTACAAAAGCTGTACGAATAAGTTGTGACAAGGTATCTGGAATATCATCATACAAAAGTTCCAACGCATCATAGTCATTTGCCTTTATAAGAGAGCGAGCCTCTTCCAAATCCGGCATATGGTTTTGTGGTAAATTCTGCAACTGTATCAGTCTGCCAGCCCATCTTCCTGACCTATTGGCACCGTAGAACTGGAACATCCCTCTGGCACGTCCGTCTTTACACACAGCATTTTCCATTGCCTGATATTTTTTCACAGAAGATTTTGCAAGCTGCTGCCTTAAGGTAAGCACCGAGCGTAATGGTTCATCAACAGTTTTTAGCAACCCAGCAACTGCTTTCTTATCAAGAGAATCCGTTTCTAAATCTCTATCTAATAACCACTGTTTCATCTGTTGTACAGAGTTAGGATTTTCAAGTCCTGTCAATTCTTTCATCTCTGCCATCAGATGATTTTTAGAACGTTCATCCGTAGCTATTGCATTTGTTACAACCTCCATATCAAGGGCAATGCCACGGTCATTGATTTCTTGGTCGAGGCAATATTCCTCCCAAATAAAATCGGGGACAGGGTAGTTGCTTAACTTTGACTGAATGGCCATTTCTACCTCAACATCACGCTTATTATATGAAAGAAACATCTGCCACTTGGCCATATCGTGATGAGGTAAATTTCTCTCCCTGCCGCCATTGGTTTTCGTTGGTTTACACGGAACACAAAAATAACGAATCAACTCTTTGCCTTCTTTTAATTTCTGCTCTGGTAATCCAAGCACAGCACCTGCTCCTGCAAGGGATAGTGGAAGACCCATATAGGCAGACCACACAAGAGAACATCTCCATGAGAATGGGGCAAGATAATTTCCAACACTATCCTCTGTGATACTGTAACTGTAAAAATGCTGTGGGTAATGTTTCTGCAAATAAGCTGACAAGCAGATTCGTTCAAACTGTGCATTAAAAGCCCATTTGATGACATTATCATCTGTCAGCGCTACTAAAATATCTGTTGGGATGCTTTCTCCCTGCACCAGATCCACTACTTGCACTTCGCCACCATTTACTGAATAACCAAATAACAGGATTTCGAATAGGGAAGACTCCACATATTTATAAACTCCACTTTTTTGTAAATCGACATCTGAAAAAGTTTCGATGTCGATGGATATTGTCTTAATTTGACTCATAACATTCCTCCATAATAAGGACAAAGACGGCAAAGATAATCCCTGCCGTCCCGCCATATCCTTACTTCAAATTTTTCATGCGTTCTTCGTGGTATTCACGGTCTCTTGCATCTCTTTCCAGTTCACGCTTTTCACGTCTTCTGTCATAAATGAAACTCTGAACACTTGAAATCACCATAGTAATTCCAAAGCATCCCCAAATAACAATCATTGCCATTGCAAACAAAATCTCAATCGTTGTCATAGTTTGTCACCATTCCTTCCTTATGCTAAAAAGTCATCATCGTTTTCTGTCGCAAAATCATCCTCTGCACGAGACTTACCACCCAAAGGTTCTCCATCCTTAACCTTCTGAAGATTATTAAGACCACAGGCAATGCCTTTATTACCATTGGAATTAAAAGCATAGAAATTGATGCTGGCACGTCCATAAACGCCACTGTATACTTCACTTCTGTCGATAATAGGCTGACGGTCTACATCTACAATGCCCGGTGCTACCGCGCTGTTTGCATTGATGAAATAACTGTCGGCATACGCAGGGTCATCCGGTCTTTCTGCATCTCCATCACGGAGTGGTGTCTTAAGTACAGAAAGTGCAGGAACGGATTTGCCGTTACCTTTCAATTTGCCCTGTCCTTCATCATAAGCCGCCTGAATAGCAGACTGAATCTTTTCTACCGTCTTGGTATCAGATTTAGGGATGATAAGACTTACACTATACTTCGGTGTACCTCCATTAATCGACTTAGGCTCCCACACATTTGCATAAGACCATCTTGTTTCAGGGCCTGTAATAACTTTCATTGGATTATTAATAATTGACATAAATTTTTCCTCCTTAATTTTCACTAAAATCTTCAATTGCTGTATTCATTGCCGAACGTTTATCACTCTCCGGCACGAGTGTTGGTTTGCCCTGTGGCTTATACACAAGACTTCCGAGTAATTCTTCAAACTTCTTTTTACCGAGAAGTTTCTGCATAGCAGTAATTCCTGCCACTTCCTTTTCATAAGGGTCAAATCCTGCATCCGATACAACTGCTGCCACCTTGGTTTCATCTGTATACTTACGATTAGAGCGACCTTCCACCACCTTAAATCCGGTGTATTTCGTTCCTGCAAGTGCCTGAGTCAGAGCATATTCTTTGACATCTTCTGCCCAAGCAGATAACTCATCCACCTTGGTAAGAATGACTGCAATTTCTTCTTCACTTAATGTTGCAGGCATTTCAAAGTCATATCTGGCAAGTTCCATATTGTATTCCATACGTTTGCGGCAGGTAGCTTTTACTTTGCAAAACTGACAATGCTCGCCAGCCTTAAATTCTCCTTCTCCCGCATAGGCCAATTTTGCCGTAGGAACAAGAACCGTTTCTGCCCACTGTATAAGTTCTGCTTTAGAAATGATAAAGGTACTGATGTTTTCCCTGCGTGGCTGATAGATAGTCATACTGACGGTATCCACATCGTAAATTCCATCAAACAACTCCAAGGCACCGAGAGCATAACACATCATCTGTGGATTGTTTTCTGCTGATACAAGAACACCCAGACCGTGCTTATAATCAATCACCGATACAGTTCCATCAGCAACGATAACGCAGTCACCAGTACCAAATCCCTCACATACATATTTAGAAAAATCCAATTTCTGTTCAATCAACACTACCGGGTCAGTGCAGATTTCCTTTGCTTTGGATAGCTGCTCTACTACAAAACCTGCATACCCATCCGCACACTCTTCCATTTCTTCATCATAGAAAGAAAGTGATTCTGTAGGGTCATCACAGTCCATACCGAGCATTTTCTTTAGCTTATACTCGCAAAGAATATGTGCATCCGTGCCTTGTCTGGCATATTCACTACCTTTATCTTCTCCATCTGCACAAAGTCGTGCTGACGGTGGGCAGGATAACCATCTATGGCTACTGGATGCAGAAAGCAATGCGTGTTTTCCCATATCACAGCACCTCCGCCTCGGCTACAAGTGCCGCATATTTTGATGGGTCAATTTCAGACAATTTATCTGCTCCATACTTAATAAGGAGTTCTTTGACTTTTGCTGTATGACCGTTACGGGATTTTTCTGCCAGTACCTTGCGAACATCTGTAATTGACAATGCTTTTTCCTGTTTTACTTCCTGTTCTTTAGTTGGCTCTTGTTTTTCTTCTGTGACATCCGAACTAAACATTTGTGTCAATGTTTCAGATATTCCAATAAGGATTTCTCCACAACGCTTTAACTCTGTAAGTTCTGCTGCCAGTTCGCTCATTTTACTCATGAATTTGTCCTCCTTCCTTGATTTGTGCAATGGCCAATTCCGAAACGGTGTCACCCGGCACGATGATGGTCAGTTTCTGCTTGTCACCAAGGAGAAAACGCAAGAGGCGTTCTCGCACGGTAACATTGCGGCAACTGACAACACCTTCCTTCTTTGGCTCTTTGGAAACACTGATTTTTAAATTGTGTTTCATATCCGTCACCTCTTTCCGAGGGTTTCTTTTCTTGTGACCCTCTACCTATTAGCCTTGGGAGAAGGACAGATTGGACAGCTTTCTAAAAAATTTCAAAAAAATAATGCCCGTCGGAGAAATAAATCTCTAACGGGCATTACAATCACATATTCAATTACAGTCTCTTTGCATAATCAAGGGAAATCCAACCATTACGGTTTTTAGCATAGGATTTCAAAAGTCCCCACTTGGTAGCACCTGAACCATCAGCCTCTTCTACAATCGTAAATACACCTTTGCCTGTGTACTGACCAACCTTGCCAAAGTTTGTACCCGGTCCTTTACGGATATTTAAGTTTGTAATGCTGACACGAACACGGTATGGTTCAAATTTTGTTACCGTTTCTTCCTTTTCCTCCGTTTTGTTATTGGAAGGGGAATAGACTACTTTACCATCATCAGAGAAGACAGAATAACCACTATTTTCATCTGCTTTCGCTTTTGCATTAGAAAGAACACGATATGCTCCAAGCTGTGACTTCTTATCACTCCAAGTCTTACGCACTCTGTAATAACCGGAAGTCAACTTTTCAGGATATGAGATATCTTCTTCATTATCAGAAGGTGTATCTGTACCCATTGCGTTTTTCACAGCTTTTCGGAATCCGTTCATTGTATATCCCATATTAAGCTGTTTCCATAAATGCTCTGGGTCACCGTGATTAGATGCAATTCCTCTCTTATGTCCTTCTGCATGACTTACAATTACACCATCTGCAAGAGGGTCAAGATTATAGGTATCACAGAGCATTGCAAATAACTCAACAGCTGCCTCATAAGTGCGTTTTGCCACTGCCTTTGCCGTAGTAATATCAGAGCAAGTAAATGTAGAACCACCTGTATATTTAATGCAGGCAGGCTCACACATTTCTACACCGATATGCGTATTATTGGAAGAACCACCACCGTGCCAACCGCGATGATTCCACGGCAATGTCTGATATACAGTCCCATCATTTCCATCAATAAAGCCGTGTACACAAGCTCTATCATAATCAGCACTATTCCAGTTCTTAATAAAAACTGCTGCACTTGGCTGTGGACATCCAACCGAATGCAGCATAAGACCTTTTACTGTAATCTTCTTTCCTGCCTTATAGCAAGGGTTCTTTGTAAGAATCGATTCTACTAACTTCATACTATTTATCCTCACTTTCCGTATTTTCTGCTCTGTCATGCAACTGTTCCAATACATCCTTTAATTTTTCAGGAATAGGCAAGCCAATGTGTGCTGCATTTTCCAAAAGAGATACACCTTCATTGGAAAGATAAAAGAAAATAACTGCCGTTCTCAGTACAGAGCCAGAGCCGATAACCTGAACATCAATGATGTTTGCAATGCCAACAAGGGTAAAAATCAGTACCTTACGGCAGATACCCTTAAAACCAACAGCACTTGATAGGTTTTTATCTGCAATGGCACACATAACACCCGTGATATAATCCACAACTGTGAATGCAATCAGAGCATACAAAAGTCCATCGCAGCCACCCAAAAAGTATCCAAGCCATCCCCCGATGGCAGTAAAAATAAGTTGAATTGTTGACCAAAATTCCTTCATAATGAAAATCCTCCATTTCTTATTTTTTGTATTAAAAAACGGCTGCCCTAAAGGACAACCGTTCAAATAAAGTGTTTAATTCTCGCTCGGACGCTCATCGTGGATATTTCCGATTTTGGCCATATAATAAACTTGTCTAAGTGTTTTCGGAAATAATACATCCGGATTATGAATGATGAGATAGAGCCATGCCGAGGATACTACGCTTTCCCATACATGAAACTCCCACGGCAGCATTCCGTAGGTAGCCGTAGTATAGATTACTCCGCCCGTACTGCCATCGCAATTTTGCAGATTAATACACTCGTCCACATAGATTCTCGCTTCATCCCAATGACCCAACATCAAAGCAAGTGCCGCATATCCGAGTGTGCCTTCTGTCCATACCAGATCCGGCGCACCTGTGTAATCTGCGGTTCTGTCACTGTATGGCTTGAATCCCGAAAAGGTATCCGAACTGGAGTATGTCATATTGTAGTAATCAGATTCTGAACTCTTAACGATGCTCTTGCCTGTAGTAAGATATACCTCCTTGGCCGTTGCAAGGCAGTCCTTTGCTGTTCCGTCATGCACAATGGAAAATGCCAACATTCCTGCCCAAGTGGTACAGTCGAGTGCCCACGCTTCATCCGGCTTACCACTGTTTATTCCTTGGTAGAAACGGCAGTTGTTCTTGTCATAGCAGGTAAGGTATAATCTCTCACGCACCAGTTCTGCAGCTTTCTTATATTTCATATCCTTGAAAACCAATGCACAGCCTTCGATAGCTTGCAAAGCAGAGCATTGATGCTCCACAGAACACCATTCCATCTCATCTGCAGTATAGGAATAATCCTCCATATGGTAGGTACCGTAACCACCTGTGATAAGACCATAACGCATATCATCTTTATCATTAATCTGCTTTGACAGTATCCAGTTTCCGGCTTTCTCTATCATGTCCACATAGGAACGGTCTCCACTTTCCAAAGTGTAATAACAAGCACCCCACACAAGCCATCCCATTGCTCCAGTTCGCACATATCCATCAAAAATCTGACCGATGTAGATGTCATAGGAGAAATTGAAACTACCGTCTGTATTTTGTTCATAGACCATACGATTAAGCATCTCTTTGCAGAGGTCATAATCTCCACTTGTAGTAAACACTAAAAGGGCAAGTCCCACATCGTATGCCCACGTTCTGGAATTCAAGAGATATCCATATACACCGAGGGCACTGGAACCATCCTTGTTATACTGCGGGTCATCCGCCGGAATGAAAAAAGATGCCGGAAGTCTACCTGTTTGCAGGTTGGTAATAGACCCAGCAATACCAACCACATCATAGTGAAAATTGCCTTCTCGCCAGACCTGTTGTAAAAGTTTTGCAATTTTATGCCCGACTGCCACATGATTGGTATACCAGACATAAATCCCGCCGCCGACATTCCATATTTTACAGATGGCATTGGTGTATTCTGCATCCGAATAACTGTAAAGACCAATCGTAAAGAAACTGAAATATCGGTAGGCATAACCACCGTCTTCTGCAGATATTTCTTCCGTGGCATCATACACAAGACGTTCCACAATCAAATCGGAGCTTGTACTTATGGTTTCCCATCGGCTACTTAGATTTCTGGCAAGACGGAATTCTTTGATGCCTTCATCAACAGATACATCTAGTGTGTAGGTAACCACTTCCTCCGTTGTTTCTCCTGTTGCTAATCCCTCAGCGTCCAAGACCGGAACCGTATAGGTTTCCTTATAATCCATCGTGGATTCCCACGTTCCATCCGCTTTCAAAGGGCAGGTAATTACCTTGTACTCTGCATCCTGCAGAACATAAACATTGACAGCATAGTCGGTGTAATCCGTAACATCATGCCACGTTCCGGATACTTTTCCTCTATAGGAATAATCATAGTAACTCGGCACATTGATGTATAGGGGAAAGATCTGGTCAAGGTCATCGTTTAGACCCGTCACCGTTCCGTAGATTACATTTCCGCTATACGCATCCTCATAGGGCATGGCAAAGTTTATCTGATACACGAAATTATTAACATCCATCTGCCTTTTGATAAAAGCAATGGCTTTCTCTGTTGCCTCCGTATATTTTGCATCATTAAATGCCTCATGCATATAAACATCTCCTCCTATGCCTCATCAGATATCGTACAATAAAATACCACAACCGTTGTAGTTGTTGACTGCACACCGGATAAGGTAGCACCAACATAAGAACCGAAAGCACTTCCGTCTTTTCTGTTTAATGTGATAGTGCCTTCGCTGCCGTCATCCGTATGAATGTGATAATAAGGACGGTCCAGATATGCATGGGTAAAATAAAAAGTTCCATTCCCAATTAGTTCTCCAAATTCAACAGTGTATTTTGCCGTACTCTCGGTAATATCCTGAACCATACTGATGTAGTCATATAAGGAATCATTTAGTGTTGGGATATAGGCACCGATGGTAATTCTCACTTCTTTACGATTGAACGGATTCCAGTCCATACCTACGATTCGACTTTCTGTTTCGATTTCCATCGGCTTAAACGCTACAATCAATTCATCACCAAGTTCAAGAGTACCTTTCTTATACAGTGAAATCTCATAATTTGTTGTGTTATCCGCAACACTGTAGGAAAAACTGATATCCTGTACTGCTGCCTTTTTTAAGATATCTATCGGAGTTTCATTTCCTACATGACTGCGAATGCCAATGGTATAGCCGTAATATTCAATTTCTCCATCTGCTAGTGCCAAAAGCTGCATGATAGCGGCACGACGGGTACATTCCTTGTTGATACGCAAAGTAACTTCCGTTTCAATATCAACCGTACCAACCGTAAAAGGAGTCCCTTTCAGCAAGGTCTTCAGTATGCTTTTTACCGTGCCTGACTGGTCGAATGCAGCCACCTTGTATTCGTCATTGTTCAGGATGTAAGTGATATGCTCACCGATAAACTGCGTATAGCAGATGCCTCCGGAAATGTTCTTTTTCAGACCGTTGATATAAAATACAAGTCCCTCCACCTCAAGACGGCTGTTGACATCCACATGTCCTTCCGTATTTCTTGTAAGAAGGCTTACATCAATCGTGCATTCTCCACTCAGTTTCTGTACGATGCTGCAGGAGTTCACAGCACGATAAGTTTTAATCAGTTCTCCGGACGAGCCGTCTGCGACAGCTTCATAGAACTTTAATTCCGGTCTTGGTGGTATCTCACGGTATATCGGATTTATTGTGCGGTCAGAGTTAACACTGAAAAACGATGCGCTCCAACTGATAAATATCTTTCCGGATATTTTTTCCGGTGTCGGGGGAACTGCATCACCATCTGGTTCAACATACTGAATGGAAACAGCCTCCGTGCCGTCAGCATTCATAAAAGTAACCACAAAAAGTGACTGATATACCGGACGCACGGTCATATCTTCCATGACCTTTGTAATATCAGCATTCCACCCAACAAAGACCTTATCCTCGAACACTTCCGTGGTAGGGGCAAGAGGAGTGGCATCTCCTCCTGCCTCCACATCCGCCGTTCCAAGAAGGTCTGTGCCTGCGTAATTTAAAAACCGAACGGTGTAATAAGTCACACCATCAACAAAATAAGACATAAAAGACCTCCTTTCTTATGCCGTACCAAGGTTACGAATAGATGCTCGTCCTTGGCTGTACTGAATTTGTGAAACAATCGTCGTTATGGTTTTACCGTCAATCATAATCGGCTGATTCAAGCTAAAACTTGCTGAATTGTTCCCAAAGACGGAAACCGTCTGCCCATTGACCCTGTATCCCACATCGGTTGAAAAATCAAAGTCTGTTGGCAGGCTTGTCTGTATATCTGATGCCAGACCATGCATGACACCGTTGATATCATTCGCCATGCCCTCAGCGGCCACAACAGCATCCTTACCGTTGGCATTGATTGCACCTGCAAGACCTTCCACAAGCATCTCACCAACCCATCCCATTTCCTTAGAAGGAGATGCGATACCGAAGAAGTCGCAGATACCATCCCAAATGGACGAAACCCAACCGGATACCTTGTCCCAAAGCCACGATGCAAGGGACTGGATACCATTCCAAAGTCCCCGCACAAGGTTCGCACCCACATCAGCAAGTTGAGATACACCCTGTCTGAATGCAGATACAAGACCTGCTATAATCTGTGGCACGGCTTTTACGATTTCTACGATGATGGTCGGAAGATTCGTAATGAGAGCTGTCAGCAACTGCACACCTGCCATGATGATTTGAGGAATATTGCCAAGCACTGCATTTACAATTCCCATAATAATTTCCGGGATTGCCGCTACAATTGCCGTGATGATATCTGGCAAAGCCAATACCAAAGAGGTCAAAAGTTGAATGCCTGCTTCGATGATTTGTGGAATCGAACTGATGAGAAATTCCACAATGGCTATGATAATAGACGGCAGTGCCTCTATTAGCATTGGAATTGCAGTAAGAAGTCCCTGTGCAAGACCCATAATAAGCTGTAAGGCTGCATCTAAAATCAAAGGCAGATTTTCAATCAATCCCTGCACTATCGTTACAATAGCTTGTACTGCTGCCGGAATAAGCTGTGGCAGAGCCGTACCAATACCTTCTACCAATGCAACCACCAACTGAACTGCCGCCTCTACGAGCAACGGCAAGTTATCAATCAAAGCCTGCACAATTGTCATAATGGCATCAACAGCGGCTGGGATTAACTGAGGTAGTAATGTCAGTATCGTATTTAACAACTGCGAAAATAGTTCTGTTACAGTTTCCAATAAAGTAGGCAAAAGGTCTGCAATCGCTGTCAAGAGTGCATCTGTTACGGTTGGCAGAACTTTTACCATATTTTCAATGACGGGCGTTACATTTCGGATTACATTTTGAAGTGCATCCACCATGTTCTGACAAAGCATATTCATATCAGCATCGGCATCACCAAAACCTACAAGCATATTCTGTAATGCCGCCTGCAATGAATTAATAGAACCGGAAATGGTATGTTCCGCCTCGGCTGCTGTTGCACCTGCCACACCCATACTGTCCTGAATAACATGGATAGCCTCTACCACATCAGCGTAAGAACTGATGTCATACTCAATACCAGAGATTGCCTGTGCATCTGCAAGCAAACGCTCCATCTCCGTTTTAGTGCCTCCGTAACCAAGTTTAAGGTTATCCAGCATCGTATAATTCTGTTTCGCAAAACCCTGATAAGCATTTTGAATAAGGGAAATGTCGGTACCCATCTTATTGGCATTATCCGCCATATCCGTAATGGCCATATCTGCATACTTTACAGCCGCCTCAGTATCTCCACCAAGTGACTGGATAAGAGATGCAGAAAATGATGTAACAGTTTCCATATAGTCATTGGCAGACATACCAGCCGTTTTATAGGCATTAGCAGCATAGGTCTGTAATTCCTGCGAGGACTCCTTAAAAAGAGTATCTACACCACCAACTAACTGTTCATAATCGGCATAGGCAGCAATGACTTCTTTTCCAAGGGATACAGCCGCTGCACCTGCTGCCACTGCGACAGCACCCATAGCTGCTCCGATGCCCTTTAGAACACCACCTAATTTTTCAAATTTCCCTGAAGATTTATCAGCTGAATCTGCTGCATCATCGATTTCTTCTCCCATATCATCTGCACTGTCAGAAACATCATCCATTTCTCGTTCTGCCTCATCAAGTGCAGTATTATTACGGTCGAGTTCTCTCTCCATATCGTTTAAGGCTGCTGTGGCATTATTAAGTTGTATCTGCCAGTTCTGTGTACGGCGGTCATTTTCTCCAAAAGACTCAGCTGCATTGGAAAGTGCAGACCTTAATGTTTCAATTTTCTGCCTCTGTGCCTCAATCTCTTTATTCAGCACTTGGTTTCTTGCAGTCAGAGCCTGTACGGAATTATCATTTTTATCAAACTGAGAGGACACAACCTTCATTTCCGAACCGAGAACCTTAAAGGACTGGTTGATTTCGGACAAGGCTTTCTTGAATTCTTTTTCGCCTTCAAGACCAATCTTCAGACCAAAATTATCCGCCATCAAACCACCTCCTTAGATTCCATCTGGGATAATATCATCGATATACATTTCTCTCTTTGGCTTTGCCATATTGTGATACTGTTTATGGCACTCCCAAAGGTCAAGCAATAAACCAAACGGCATCAACCATACCTCATCCTGTGACAGATGAAGATGGGCGATGCCGTAATATAAAAGTCGAGTAAATAACTCTTCGTCACTTACTCGACCACTGCGTTTTTTGAATTATCCTCACTTACCACATTTCGCTTGGTTCCCTTATACAGAGCCTGTGTGATTGCCACCTTATAATTGGCAAGGTCAAGAGGTGAGGTAAGAAGTTCTACCAAATCCTCTGAAAGCAGGTCACGCTGATTATCTTTATTTTTAAGGTTATGGATGAGAATTGACTGATTTGCCATAAGCGTAATCAGCCAGACAATTTCTCCGATAGCCATCTCAAAATTTTCACTCTTCATCAGTTTCTCACCCAAGTTCTCAAGACCACCATATCGACCTGCAATTTCCTTGGTAGCTTTTGTGGTAAGAATAAGTTCATACTCCTCACCACCAATTGTAATGTTTGCACTGCGTTCCTTATCCATTGATTACCCCTCCTCTGTAGTTTGAGCCGTAATCACAGGCTCATATACTTCCTTATACCAATTTGTAACGGTGTCATTGGAAACTCCGGTATCACCTTCCGTAACTTCTGCTTTCCAAGGATGTCTGCCACCAACATCCACCTTGTTACGGCGAAGAACCGTACCTTCAATGGTAGGTGTAGAAAAAGTAATACTATCTCCCTTGGTTGCAAGGTTGGTAGCAGGAATACCGAATTTCACACGGTACAGCCAGTAGTATTTATATTTCCCGTTGGATTTCTTTGCTCTAAATCCAATCGCAACAGGAGTTCCGCCGTCTTCTGCACTTGAAATTAGAACATGGTTATCATCAATCACAGAACCCGTAAGGTCGGATGCTGCTGTAACACCAATATCATCAATTCCAAGAGCAAGCGTGCCAGACTTAAACTCCTTCACAATCTCTGCCGCCCCATCATCTGCATAAAGGGTAGCCTCTGCAAGTTCCACAGAAAGTTCTGCGGAGATTGCCTTGGCAAGCTGTGCAGGAGTATCGTAGGTTTCATTACCGGATTCATCCTCGGTAATCTTTGCATAGTACAATTTATCAAGACCAATTGTAGCCATAATCAATCCTCCATTTCATAAATTTTTGCCACATCAATGGCATAATGGTGGTACCCCGTATCATTTTCATGTTCGATGTACCTTCTGTCAGTTATGGTAAAATCCGAAGAAATCAAACTTCGGACAATACTGTTTTTCACTTTTATATAATTTCCCTTGCAAAAAAGGGAGAGCCTTGCCTCTTGCACTTCACAACCGGGAACATTATCTGCATGAAGTTCAAAAGAATCCGTAATTGGTACTATAACCACATACATATCCGGTGCAGTTCCTTCAAATGCTCCCGTTTCTACAGGAACAGAAATGCCTTCAAGCAGGCTCTTACATTCTGCTAACACACTCAAAGTTTCTCCACCTCCGATTCAAAAGCTGTTTTCATTGTCTCAATACATTTTTTCTTAGATGCAGATTTAGCAGGCTTTAAGAATGGTTTTGCATTTTGACCACTTTTTCCGTATTCGATAATATTGGCCAGTTGTGCATTGCTACCACCATCTCGTCTTGGTTCTGAAAAGCCAACCTTAATATTAAAGTTTCCGTTCTTATCCATCTTTACAGATGTAAGACCAAGAGAACTTTCTAATTCGCCCGTGGATCTGGAATCGTACTTGGTATCTTTTCCTATAACAGAAGAGAGATTGTTTTTTGTTTTCTCAAGTACAACTTCGCCTCCAGCCTCAAGCACTTTTTCAGCAATGTTGTCAAACTGACTACCAAGACGAGACATTCTCTCCAAAAATTCATCGGGCATTTTCACATCAACTCGTGCCACTTGAAACAACCTCCTTTGCCAAGACTTCCACATACATTCCTCGTCCTTTGACATCTTCTACAGAAGTGATTTCAAATCTTCCGTCATCGCATACAAGCACCATTGCTGTGGTTACTTTGATGCCCGGAATCACTCGAAAGCAAAAAAGGTCAGTAGCATCGGTAAATGTACTTCTGTTTGCCCATTTCTCACTTCCGTGTCGACCTTCTCTATAGGCTCTTACCGATGCAATAATCACATCCGTAATCGTAGAAAATCCCTCTTCATCCAAAACCTTCTGCTTTTCTACAATATCAATAAAGGTGTTCATTTTCCCAAAACTCATGTCACACCTTCCAATCTCGGTCAAGGCGGAGTAGCAGGTTTACGGTATTCCAAACCTGCTGTCCTGCCTGCACATTATCTGCAAAAAATCCACCCGTTGAACCGTCCCTTGACTCGTAGAAATGCGATGCCAACATAATCACTGCCTGTTCGGTAGTTGCTGGCATCGCATTCTCTGCATAATATCCTTCGGAAATGTGCTGATAACTTTCTGCATAGGATACGGCGGCAGTGATGAAACGCTCAATTAGTCCATCATCCTCCGAATGCTCCAGTATCAGATTTTCCTTAACCTTCAAAAGAAGTTCGCTCATCACTGCCACCTCCAATCTTAGGCAGTAGCCATCTTAAGAACCTGTACTGCTTCAGGAAGTACCAACTTGCCGTCTACACGTTCTTTTGCCACAAAGCCAACCATACCGTTTCCGGCATAAAGTTCACGAAGTTCTGCAAAGGAACGAGTACCACGGTCACCAATGTTGTAGTAGCTGAAATCACCAAAGGCAATGACAGGCTTACCTGCGGCAATGGTAGGAACATAGGCAGAAGTCAAAACATCGTAACCGAACAATTTACCCGGTTCTCCTGCCTGATTAGAAGGCTGCCAGAGATACTGATTGTTTTCATCCTTAAGCTTTCTGATTGCCGCAATCGTCTGGTCATTCATAATGAATTTTGCACTCTTACGGTAAGGGCGCTTAAGTGCATATACAAGATTGATGATTTCATCTGCTGTGATTTCTGTAGCACTTGCAGCTGTTACACCAATTTCTGCACCGCCCGTTTCTGCAAAGATACCAAGAGGCTTTCCAGTACCGTCACCATTAAGGAAAGCATCCTCTTCTGCATTTGCAAGTGCCTTACCAAACTGCTTGATGATGTAATTCTCAAGCTGGAATGCATTGTCATACAAAAGTTCCTCTGTCACTTTTACAGCAACATGAAGTTTGTGTGCATCAAGATTAATCTGGCTGAATGTAGCATCACCAAAAGTAAGCTCTCCACCTTCTTCAATCCAAGCTGCTGCAGGCTTTGCCCCTGCGATATTGATTTTATGCTGACCACTTGTAGTGATAACATTTGCAAGACCTCTGAAAATATTCTCCTCAGTCAACACATCAATAAGGCGAGAATCATACTCTTCCGGTACAAGATAACCACCGTTTTCATCAATGCCTTCAGAAAGAACATCATTGATAGTACGGAAATTGGTACGAAGTGCCTTAAGCATACCAGCCTTATATGCATCAGAAGCACGGCCAGTCTTAGGCTTGCCCTCTCCATTATCCTTACCACCGTTCATAGGCTTATGAGTGATAGGAGTATTCACAGGCTTATTAAGTTCATTTTCCATCATCTCCATAGCCTGCATACGCTCGATTTCAGAAGTGAAATTTTGTACCTTCAGCTCCATTTCGGCATAGGTCTTAGCATCTTCTTCAGAAAGCAGACCGTCTTTATCACGCTTTGTTTCTACAAAAGCCTTTGCCGCCTCCCATGCCTTGTTACGCTTTTCTCTAAGTTCTAAAATAGTCATAATAGTTTACCTCCAATTTTTGATAAGATTGAGCCTATCCATTAAGGAATCAGCTTTGATTTTTGTTTCAGCCTGTGTAGGCTTTCCTTTGATTTCACACTTGGCAGCAATTTTATCCATAAGAGAATTCACTACTGATGCGCGTGAAAACATCATACTGACTTGTGGCATTGGAATTTCATCTGCCACAGCAGCTCTTTGCATCATTTCATCTGCAAAGCCAAGTTCGATGGCCTTATTTGCATCCATCCATGTTTCTGCATCCATAAGATGAGCCAATTTTGTACGGCTAAGACCTGTCTTAATTTCGTAAGCGTTCAGGATAGAATCCTTAACACTTCCAAGCATTTCGATGGCTTTTTGCATCTCCGCAGAATCTCCATACGCCACCGTCATTGGGTTATGAATCATTAGCATAGAAACAGGGGATACAAGCACCTTAGTACCTGCCATTGCAATAACTGATGCCGCCGATGCTGCAATGCCATCAATCTTGACTGTCACATTGCCTTTGTATTCCATCAGCATATTGTAAATTTGTGCTGCAGCTATGCAGTCACCACCCGGAGAGTTAATCCACACGGTTATATCTCCGTTTCCAGCATTTAATTCTTCCTTGAAAAGTTGTGGTGTGACATCATCGTCAAACCAGCTTTCTTCGGCTATCGTGCCATTGAGAAACAGAGTCCTCTCCGTCACCGTTTCCTGTGTTTCCTGATTCGTTACCGTCTGATTCTTCCAGTTCCAGAACTTCTTCATTCTGTGTTTCCTCCTTTCCTGCGAAAATGCCCGCATCCTTCAATTTTGTCATATTGCCGTTGATGAGGTATAAATCACCACCTTCTTCAGCAGGGATACGGTCGAGATTTTCAAGTTCACGGATATCGTTGGCACTCATCCAACCATTCTGTCTTCCAATGGAGTAGCCATTCATACGGCTCTGATAATCTCCACGAAGAAGTCCGTCTACATTGAACTTGATAAAATAAGCAGCCTTCTCGGAACTTGAAACCAATGCTCGAATCATTGATTGCTCCCACCTTACAAGCCAAGGCTCTAAGGTGTACTTCACAAATTCCAAAGACTGCTGCTCTATATTAGAAAAGCTCGATTTCTCAAGGTCACCAACCATATGCGGGGGCACTCTGAAAATTCGAGCAATTTCATTGATTTGAAACTTCCTCGTTTCGAGGAATTGTGCTTGTTCTGGGGAGATGGAAATCGGTGTGTACTTCATTCCTTCTTCCAAAACAGCCACTTTATTTGCGTTACCACTGCCACCGAAAGTATTCTGCCAGCTTTCACGCACCCTTTGTGGGTCTTTGATTGTTCCCGGATGTTCTAAAATACCACCCGGAGTTGCACCGTTAGCAAAAAACTTGGCACCGTATTCCTCACAGGCTATTGCCATGCCAATTGCATTTTTAGCCATTGCAATCGGACTGTAACCCATAAGGCCATCAAAACCAAGACCGGGGATATGAAGAACATCCGAAGACTTCAATATAACAGCAGTATCTTTATTCTTAATTGCCTCATCATTGCCACGATAATAGGTGTAATACAATTTGCCATTTGTATCGCGGTCAACAACCATACGATTTGGCATCAACGGATATAGTGCTACCACTTCGCCTTTGCCATTACGGATAATTTGTGCGTAGGCGTTACCCCACAGTAAAAGATGAGTCATAAGTGTTTCCCTGAACACAAAAGATGTCATTTCAGGATTTGGCTCATCGTGAAGTAACGCATAAAGAGGATGATTAATTGCTTTTTCCTTGCCACCACTATCTGTATAACGATATAGATGAAGTGGTAGTCCTGCTACTGCCTCTGCTAAAATACGGACACAGGAGTATACTGCTGTCATTTGCATTGCAGTTCGCTCATTGACATTCTTCCCGGACGTCGAACCTCCGAATAAGAAACGATATGTGCTACCAGCTGTTGCATTTGTAGGCTTATCTCTCGCCTTGAATATTCCAGTTAAAATTCCCATAGGAATCACGCTCCCTTCTTATATGAAAAGTATGCCACGTTCATCATAAACGCTGACAGAGTCACTATTGCCACAACGGATTGCTCTGTCCAGTCCCATTATGGTTGCCACAGCACCGTCAATCTTTTCTGTTGATTTTTCTTTGTCAGCCTTAATGTTTCCGGCAGGGTCTGTACGAATAAAAATGTTATCCATCATCCAACGAAGAACAGGATGACCTCCATGCGCAATCTTCTGTTCCAAGGTCAATTTCATCAGTTCTTTTGTCGGTGGGGACATATCCTTAAATCCCTGTCCAAAAGGCACCACGGTAAATCCCATACCTTCAAGGTTCTGTACCATCTGCACAGCACCCCAACGGTCAAACGCAATTTCACGAATATTGTATTTCTCACCGAGATTTTCGATAAATTTTTCGATATATCCATAGTGAACTACATTCCCCTCGGTAGTCTGTAAGTATCCTTGTTTCTCCCAAACATCATAGGGAACATGGTCACGGCGCACACGCAGTTCCAAGGTATCTTCCGGTATCCAAAAATATGGAAGAATAATATATTTATCATCTTCATCCACAGGCGGAAACACCAATACAAAAGCCGTGATGTCTGTGGTGGATGATAAGTCCAAGCCACCATAACATACACGGCCTATAAGTGATTCTTCTGTTACCTTAAATGCACAGGCATCCCATTTGTCCATTGGCATCCAGCGAACAGCTTGTTTTACCCATTGATTCAGCCTTAATTGTCTAAACGCATTTTCTTCTCCCGGATTCTGCTGTGCCGATTCACAGGCAGCTTGCACCTTATCAATACCAACCGTAATACCAAGAGAGGGATTTGCTTTCTTCCATACTTCTGGGTCAGTCCAGTCATCCGATTCGTCTGCACCGTAGATAACAGGGTAGAAGGTAGGGTCTATTTTTCTGCCTTCAAGAATATCCTTTGCTTTCTGATGTGTTTCATAACAGATGGAATTAGTATCCGTTCCTGCTGTTGTGATCAGGAAATACAGAGGTTGCATTCTGGCATCACCAGAACCTTTTGTCATAACATCAAAAAGTTTTCTGTTTGGCTGAGTATGTAACTCATCAAACACCACTCCGTGGATATTAAATCCGTGTTTACTGTATGCCTCTGCCGATAGCACTTGGTAGAAACTGTTGGTCGGTTGATAAATAATACGCTTTTGCGATGCGAGGATTTTAACTCTTTTATTGAGTGCCGGACACATACGCACCATATCAGCAGCTACCTCAAATACGATAGATGCCTGTTGGCGGTCAGCGGCACAACCATATACTTCGGCTCTTTCTTCTCCATCACCACAAGTAAGAAGTAACGCTACTGCAGCGGCAAGTTCTGATTTGCCCATCTTCTTTGGTATTTCAATATAAGCGGTATTAAATTGCCTATATCCATTTGGTTTCAAAGTTCCAAAGATATCCCTTATAATCTGTTCCTGCCAATCAATCAGTTCAAATGGCTTTCCTGCCCATGTACCTTTGGTGTGGCACAGGCATTCAATAAAGCCGACTGCATAATCAGCCATCTGCTCATCATATACAGAGTCTTCTGCCATAAACTTCGTAGGCACATAATCTTTTAATTTTCGCAAATGCTGTCCACCTCCTTTAATAATGCACAAAAAATAGTCGCCACCATATCGGTGCGACCGTCCTATACGAGGAACAGAGCCTTATGGCTCCGTCCTGACCTTATGCAGGATTTTCTAATTATGTTCGTTTAGTAAAATGCAAAGTGCAAGATTTGCCTCTTCACAAGTCGGTTCAATATCCCAACCTCTATCATAATTGGCTATAATAACACCATACATTTTCAAAGTCAGCTTGCTGATTTTCCCACCATTGATGCCAAACTGACTACCTTCTTCATAGACCTTAACTGAATAGTGAACTGCTTTATAGCCTCCGTCTTTCTTTGGAATGCCGATTGTTCCTTCTCTCCACATGGCTATACCTCCGTTTCTCCCGTGAGAATAAAATGTGTATATTCCTTACGGTGTTCTTCAAGGTAATTTACCAATTCGTAAAAATGCATCTCATTGGCAAGGTACTGAACCATCGGCACATCAAACATATTGGTTTTTCCTGTGGCTCTGATAGTAAGTATCTGTTCCTTAATCTTTTTATTCATCGGTGCAGACCTCCTTGCCAAGAATTAACTCTGTATAAATTTTTGTATAGCGTTCACATTCACTACCCTCTGAACCCGCAATTGCTCTAAGGAAGAAATCGGCTGCCTCCTTACGACTATCCCAAATATCCTCATTGCCATAACATACTGTTTTTACAACGTCCAGCTTTCTGCATCTGTCCTCGCCATACACAACATTGAGTCCAGAACCGTTATCCCATTTTACAAGGATACTTGCTGTATCATCCACACCAATTACAGTACCTTTTGTGCCAATGGCAGGTGCTTGTTCATCATCCATTTTTACAAGTTCCACTCTGCAACCTATCGGATAGGCTTTGCGTACCTTATCTACTATCTCTCTGTTGGGAAATCTCATTCTGACACCTCCTCAACTAAGCAATACCCTCTTTCGTGTTCTTCGGCAATTGCCTGTCCGATGCGTTCTGCCTCTTGCTCATTGGTAGCCGTGAAAATCTTAAAGTTATCATCGTCCAGTTCCACTTTGTAGGTTTTCTCTTTTCTGACATCCTTAAATGCACTGCTACCGGAGAGGTTACGAAGTAGAATTTTACGCTCTTGCTTATATTCGTTTCCGATAAAGCCAAGCCTTAAAAGAAAACAGCGGAATGTATATTTCTCGTTTTCCACTTCTTTGGCAGTTGCTGTAATACGTTTCTGATTTTTACTCATTTCGCAAAGGGCGGCAATAAAGTGTGTATATGCTTTAACCTCATCCGGGGTTGGCATCGTGTGAAACCAAGGAAAAGCGATTCTGTCTTCTAACAGTTCAATCGGAAGTTCTGTAAGTCCCAAGGCTTTCTTTATCAAATCTCCCTTAACTTCAAGCAGTCGGGTAAGGTTTCCGACAGCCACCTTATCGTAAGGAATCGCAACCGTAAGGCCTAACTCTTCGTCCTGTGGCTCTTGTTTCGCCTCCTCGGATAATTCCTTGGCTCTGGCATCAAGCCAAGCCTCGCCCATTTCTGCGAGAGCTGCAACAAAACCTTTGTCAGCAAGACCTTCAAGCAACTGTTCAATTTCTTCGCTGTCGGCTCTGTCATCAAACTCCACGGTGCCGTTTTTGTCGACAGTAAAATAATCTACCTCGTAATTCATACTTGGCATCCCCATATACTTTGGTTTTACCTGCAGGATTTCTCCCATTGCCGTAACCAATGCCTTGCGGTCATTTCCTGTTACATTAAATTCAAATCTCATTGTGTGTACCTCCTTAATTTTTCGGTACTACATATATCACTCTAAAGGGTCAAAATAGCAAGTCATTTCCACATAATAATGTGTTAAATATTCTTGTCTTTATTGCCATTCAGATTGTGTACTCCACACAATCCCCGAAAGCACAAATATTACATTCGGAAGTGCCACACCGTTGCCCCACATCTTATATTCAGCAGAATCAGAGTGAGGATTTTGTAACCACTTGATTATCTGCTTTTCTGATTTTGGCTTTGTGGAAGTCCCCATAATTTTTCTATGGGTTTCAAATACCTCTTTCCAAAAATCAACCTCTTCATTTGTCGGATTTTCTGTTCTAAGTTCACTGCACCACCAATCTGGGAATCCTTGCAATCTTGCACACTCTGTAGGTGTCAGCCTTCGGACGATATATTTCAACTCATCACCGTCATTTACAATAGGTGGGTCTTTATAATCGGTTGCCACTAATGTATTCGCCAGTTCTTTTTCTGCTGATGTAAAAAACGAAGCCTTACTGGAAGAATAGGTTGGTGTTGCCACAGCACTTGGCCCCTGCGCATTCAATGTAGGATTTACTCCATCAGCTGTTATTCCAAGATTACGAGCAAAATTTTGTCCGCAATTAAAGGATTCTCTATCAATGGCATACACAACAGCGTGTTTATCCGTTGCGTTTAGCGTAAAGGAAACATCATCATTTACACCAGATCCTTGTGGTCCGTTCTCGTCTTTTCTTCCAATCATAGACCCTTGCAAACATACAACTGGCTCTCCACCGTGGGTACAAGTTAGTGTCGGTGACATATTCTCTGTAATATTACAAGCTGATTTACCACCACCTTGGTCTACACAAACAACAGCAATTCCACCCTGATTGCAAGTAGGATTTCCACCACTCTTATCAATGGTTCTGGAGGAATCTGCTTTATAGAATCCACTATTTGGATTGTCGGATTTCATAGAATTACTTTCTTTAGCACAAATGCCGTAAGCCTCCATCACAAACGGCTGATTATTTCCACCCGTACCAAAGGTGGCAAGCACCGTCTGTGCTGTTTCAAGCGGACCCACATATCTGCTGTCCTGTGAATGGTTTTCAAACACAAGAGGAGGATGATTTGACTTTGCCCTTAAAGTGCAGGTCATATCCTCAGTCACATCCATACGATTCCCACCTTGGTCATTTAATACTATGACACCATTTCTGCCTGTAGAAATACCACAGTTTTCTCCAAGCGTAGCAGCTGCATCTCCCGTCAGACTTCCGTTGTATCCATCAATGCCTGTTGCAAGAGTGCCTTCCTTAAAAGTTCCGGCAGTTCCTTGCCACGGGCAGAGGCTCTTCGAAGAATACCCTGACACGCCCTCTGACTCAAATAGTATTTTTCCGGCACTCCCACCTGCAAAATCTGCGACAAGGTAGATACGTTTTCTTCGTTGGGGTACTCCCCAATATTGAGCATCGAACACTCGCCACGCAAGGGAAAAATCACCTGCCATGATGTTTCCTGCATTTGCCCATTTACCATTTTCAGGCATAGGGACAACATACTCTTCGGATTTGACCTTGCAGACTGCATCGAGGACGGCTTTGAAATCTTCTCCTTTATTTGAGGAGAAGGCACCGGGGACATTTTCCCACACAATAAATCTTGGATATTTGCCATTGGTTTTACACCTCATTTCTTTTACGATTCGTATTGCCTGATAAAACAATACTGACTGCTGCCCATCAAGACCAGCTCTTTTTCCTGCAACACTCATATCCGTGCAGGGCGAGCCAAAAGTGATAATATCCACGGGGTCAATATCTGCACCACTTACTTTGGATATATCTCCTAAATGCTTTATATTTGGTAGTCGTTTTGTGGTTACACGAATAGGAAAAGGCTCAATCTCTGATGCCCACAAAGGGGTAATACCAGAAATCAAGCCTCCTAAAGGAAACCCACCGGAACCGTCAAACAGACTGCCCAGCGTTAAATTATTCATTTGCGACCTCCTCATACTGATAAGTCAGTCCATCACGCACAACAGACACTTTTGCTGATGTTCCTACCTGCTCGATGTATCTTTTTACGATAACATCACAGTATTTTTCATCCAGTTCAATAGTGTGGCAAATTCGTCCTGTCTGCTCACAAGCAATCAAAGTAGAACCGCTACCACCAAATGGGTCAAGAACGATACAGTTACTCATACTGGAATTCATAATCGGATAAGCTACAAGAGGAATCGGTTTCATTGTAGGATGGTCACCATTTTTCTTCGGCTTATCAAATTCCCAAATGGTAGATTCTTTTCTGCCCGTGTACCATTGATGCTTTCCTTTTTTCTTCCAACCAAAAAGTACAGGTTCGTGCTGCCACTGATACGGACTTCTGCCAAGAACCATGGACTGCTTTTTCCAAATGCAACAACCGGATAAATAGAACCCTGCCGTCTCAAATGATTTACGAAAAGCCAAACCATGGGAATCTGAATGAAAAACATAGATGGAGGCATCATCTGACATATTCTGTTCCATGTTAAGATACGCATCCAATAGGAACTGCTCAAACTTATCTTCATCCATGCTGTCATTCTTAATCTTCCCGGCACTACCTTCGTAATTTACATTGTATGGAGGGTCTGTTACCACGAGATTTGCTTTTTTACCACACATCAACATTTCATATGTTTCTGCTTTCGTAGAGTCACCACAAATCAATCTGTGGTTTCCAAGCTGCCATACATCTCCCGATTTCGATATGGTAGGCTTTTGAAGTTCAGCCTCTACATCAAAATCATCATCGGATACACCATTTTTTGTATCTTCACGGAATAAACTCTCCAATTCAGCAGGCTCAAAACCAGTAAGGGATACATCAAAATCAGCCCCTTGCAAATCAGAAATAAGCAGAGCCAACTTGTCATTGTCCCACTCGCCACTGATTTTATTGAGTGCCACATTTAAAGCCTTTTCTTTTTCCTCAGAAAGTTCTACTACAACACAGTCCACCTCAGTCATTCCCATATCAATAAGAACCTTGAGTCTTTGGTGTCCACCTACCACTCTTCCCGTGGTCTGATTCCAAATCACAGGCTCTACATATCCAAACTGTTCAATAGAGCGTTTTAGCTTTTCGTATTCTTTATCTCCCGGCTTTAAATCTTTACGTGGATTATAATCGGCAGAGAGCAGTTCCTTTGTATTCTTCTTTTCAATAATCATTACAACAACCCCCATTCTGCAAACTTCTCAAATCCACCACAGGCATCAATGTAATGTCGAGCCATTTCGACAATTTCTGCGTATGGTCTGCCATCAATTCTATCATCACCGATAGCACAGCAAAGTTCCGTAGGCATTCCCGTTTCCTGTGCTTTAAGAAATGCATAGATATTAACAGAAACATCTGCCTTGGATAAATCTTTACCGTGAAGTCCGCCACCTGTAACAGAGTCGGCCATATCAGAGCCAAGTTTTCTATTGGTAGCACCTGTATCTACATTCGTGCCTCCAGTCCAATCACCTATAGGATTGATTTCAGCATTCGGATAGATTGCTCGTAACTCATCAGTTCCAGCATTGCTCTGACAGATAATGAGTCTGTCACCATTTAAGATGTATTTTCCATCAAATGGATACTTTTCAAAAATGTCACGGGCAACAGCTGATAACTTCTTCTGTTCCTCTGTCACGGGCATACCTTTAAAAATCCCGTTATCACCACATCGGATTTGTTCCTTTTGATTATTAGCAAGATGCACATCTTGAGGAACAATCACAATATCAGGAGTAATATCTCCTGTAATACGGAATATCACATCAGCAATATCTCTTTCATCAAGCATTGCCGATGTTTCAATAATGGTGTGACATACGCCGTGACCGATAAGCACCTCCACAGCAATTTTCAGATTGTTATTATCTGCATAAGCCAAATCAACAATGGCTCCTGCTATTCTGTCTGCCACCTTGTCCGGATGGCACGGATTTACTTTTTCATACATAATCAATGTCCTTTCCTTGCAAGCAGCAAACGTTCCATTGCATCATCCTGTGGAGTCGCACCTGCGTATTCGCCTGCACAATTTTCTTTTACAATTTGATAGATTTCCATCCACAGCCTGTTGGTCTGACTCATAAAATTCTGACTCATTGCCACATACGGACTTTGTATCGCATTGCCTGTAGTCGGATGTTTCGCAAGGAATCCAAATTCCGTCACAGCCTCTTCGCACTGAATCCATCGTGCAACACTCATAGAGTATCGTTCCAACAACTGTGGAGATACAAGAGCAGCACATCCACGCTCGTGTAACCACTCCCATGTTGTTTTATAAATTTCTGCCGCTATTAGTTTTTTACCGTCCTTTTGTTTGGCAGACAGTAATTTTGACGGCTTAGGCATAGGCTGACCTTCCAAATTGACAGACTGATTATCAAAGTCAATGACAGTCAACGCTCTTTTGCCCGGATTACCTTCTGCAATCTTATCTGCTAAAGGCTTTTTTCTTGCTCCGGCACCTACTCTGGCACCACCTCGGTTTGTACCGTCCTTCGCCATTTTGCATCCCTCCTTTACGGGGACCCTTATATACCCCCTTTGAAATTGCGATTTTGTGCGTAAGACCCCACGCCCGTTGCACCAGTATAAAGGTGTAGAGATTCTGACCGCCCCTACCTCGTCATCGGTTGTGCCAACGGTCACCACTTTCAGCATGAATCTTCGCATGACAGGACTTGCAAAGACCAATCAAATTATCTCTTGCGTGTGTTCCACCCTTTGCAAGGGGAATCTTATGATGAACCTCATCCACTGACATAAGTTTTCCTTCAGCAAGACACATCTCACACAGAGGATGCTCTGACACATACTTGTCACGGATTCGTTTCCACGCTCTGCCGTACCTTCTTCTTGTAGCAGGGTCACGGTCATAGGTTTCGTAACGCTTGTTTTCCTGCTTTTCGTGTTCCTCACATAACCTACCATCCGTAAGGTTCGGACAGCCAGGGAAGGAACACGGACGCTTTGGTTTTCTCGGCACTCATTCCACCTCCTTTGGGCATAAGAAAAGCCCTTGCAGATGTCATACCCACAAAGGCTTGTTACGGTTGCCCGTTTGATTATTCTTTTCGCATTATAATGATATCATAGGAGGCTACTCTCATTCTATCAACTTTACTCTCCACTTTGCAGATAAGCCTCAATTTCTTTTAAGGCTTTCTCGTGAATGCGAAACGTGTGCTGCATACTGTAATTCATATCAACGGCTATCTGCTCCCATGTAATAAAGCAAAGATAACGTTTCTCAAGAACTGTCTGATATTCCACATTTGGCACTGCCTTGATAATCCCCATAATCTCTCGCTTTAGTTCCACCAATTTATCTATGTCACGGTTGATTTCTTCCTGTAAGTCAATAATCTTAATTACGGCATCTGCCATACGGGAACCTCCACGGTTGGGATTCTTAGGCATATCTGATATGGTGGCTGTACACCTTGTTGCCAGCTCATTCAAAGATGCAATCTGCTGAATCTTGGAATTAATACGCATATCTAAAAAACGGGCCTGTCCTAAATATTCTTTTGCTGTCATTTTGACACCTCCGATATTTTCTTCCCTCGGATTGTCATTTCTTGTCTTAGATTTTCATATCTGCTTTGACAGCATCGATTAGTGCCGTCTGCGTATTTTCCTTTAAGAATAACGCCCTCATAATCCTTTCATCAATGGTACCCTTGGCAGTCAAGTGAAGTACCGAAACGGTATTAGAGGTTTGACCCTGTCTCCATAATCTTGCTATGGTCTGTTGGTACAATTCCAAAGACCAAGTAAGTCCAAACCACACTAAAGTTGAACCACCACTTTGCAGATTCAGACCGTGACCTGCAGAGGCAGGATGAATAAGTGCCACAGGAAGTTTACCCTCATTCCATTTTCTAATGCTGGCATCTGTATCAAGTTTCTGATAGGCAGTTCCAATTTCAGAAAGCCTTTTTATAATTCTGTCATAGTCATGCTTATACCAATATGCCACTAATATCGGTTTGCCGTTTGCCGCCTCGATAATATCCTCAAGTGCATCCAATTTTCTATCATGAATATGGACAATGCCTTCATCATCGGAATAAACGGCTCCGTTTGCCATCTGTGTTAATTTTCCTGAAAGAGATGCTGCATTTGCCGCCGTTATCTCCCCATCCGGAAGTGATAATACCAGATCTCGTTTCATTTCCTCATATCGTTCTTTTTCCTCATCTGATAAATACACAGCATATTCGGTGGATACAAGTTCTGGCATTTTAAGATGGTCTACTGCTTTCATAGAAATGGTAATGTCAGAGATTTTCTTATATATCTGCTCCTCTGCACCGAGAAGTGGCTTATAAGAATAAACAATAGGACCATTCATTCTATCCGGCTTAAAATATGCCGTCCTAAACTGACCGATAAATCTTCCCAAACGCTCTCCCATATCCAGCAGCTTAAATTCTGCGAATAAATCCATCAGACCGTTACTGCTTGGTGTTCCCGTTAGACCGACTATCCTTTGAACCGATGGTCTGACTTTCATAAATGCCTTAAATCTCTTAGCTTGGTGGTTTTTGAAAGAAGAAAGTTCATCCACAATTACCATATCAAAATCAAAAGGTATTCCACTTGATTCTATCAGCCATTGCACATTTTCACGGTTGATAATATAAATATCCGCTTTGGTAGATAAGGCAGAGAGCCTTTCTTTTTCTGTTCCAACTACAATGGAATAGATAAGGTCTGACAGATGCTCCCACTTATCCATTTCTGCACTCCATGTATTTCGTGCTACACGAAGTGGTGCAATTACCAAAACCCTATGCACATCAAAACTATCAAAAAGTAGGTTATTGATAGCAGTCAGTGTGATGCTTGTTTTTCCTAAACCCATATCAAGTAAGACGGCTGCTATTTTATGATTTTCAATGTACTCAGTGGCAAAGGTCTGATAACTATGTGGATTGTATTTCATCAATAATCCCTCCAATCTGCTCTATGCCATCTAAGATACAAACCGTAAAACCAAGATTTTTCAAAAGCCTGTGTCTTGCTTTTTGTAACGGCCTTGGTTCCTCTCCCGGTGCTTTTACTTCCACAAAGCCAAACTTCCTAATTGGTAAAAGCACAATTCTATCCGGCATACCATCAAATCCGGGAGATACAAACTTGGGGCAGATGCCACCACGTTTCTTTACCTCGGTTACTAATTTCTGTTCTATTTCTTTCTCTCGCAAATCCGATACCTCCATCCAAAATTTATAGGTGGAGGTCTATGGAGTGTATTTCCGTAACTTTATATATATATCTTTATTTTTTTATCTTTAAGATAATTTATAGAAAAGACTTCCATAGACTTCCACACTAAAGAATAAATGCTTTTATTCAAGGAAATCTGACTTTAATCGAAGACCGATTATAAGGTTGCAATCCCTTGTTTTTTTACGGTCGAATCCGTTGCTTTCCAAGGCCGTGTAAAAATCAGCCGTACTGCGAATAAAGTCACCCACCTGCGTGCAATACGAACGATATGAGTTATAGACTTCTCCCGATTTTGCAGTATAGCTTTCATCCACCTCACAACACTCCATAAGGAAATGTGACATCCAGTCATTATTTTCTTTATACTTACGAATGGCATCCTGTACCTTCTGTGGAGGTTCAATATGGTAATTATCCTCGATTACCTTTTTCGCACCCGCAATGACCCAAGAAAGTATCGCACCACCAGCATTCTCAAAAAGATAATCAGCAAAATTCTTCACATCGTTACTGCCTTCAATCTTTGCCTGAAACGGAATCACTATCAGTCTTCGCCATGTACCTTTATCAATGGCACCGACCTTCGGTAAGTGATTGGTGTAAAGCACAAGCGTGTGGCTTGGGATATAGGAAAATGGTGCTTTGTATTTCTTCTCAGCATAGATTTCATCCGTAGAACAAAGCTGCTTTACATTAGATGTGTTAAGTCTCATACCTTCTTCCAATTCAGCTGCAATGAGCAGTCTTTTGCCCTTGGCCTCGGCAAGTTCCGGTTTCACATTTCTTTTACACCCAACGGTCAGCACATCAGCAGAAATATTACCGCTATAAGTACCAAGTACACGAGATACCACATTCCAAAAAGTAGATTTACCGTTACGTCCTTCTCCATATGCAATAATCAAAGCCTCTACATATACCTTGCCGATAGCAGACAAACCTACGATTTTCTGCACATAATCAATGAGTGCTTTGTCTTTGTAGAAGAATGTATTAAGAGCATCCTCCCATAAGTCTGCACCCACAGTATCTGCATCCACAGCTGTCTGCTTGGTAATGTAATCAAAAGCATTATGTTCACGGATATCACTTGCACCTTTACGAAGGTCACAAGTACCACCGGGAGTATTGAGCAAGAACTCATCTTCATCAAGTAGGTTCTGGGTAATACCCACCATTGGTCTAACTTCTTTTAGAGCAGAGGAGATGTACTTGGAATCCCTGCGTTTGATGGCATACTTTTTATAATTGATGGCATCCTCATACAGTTCAAAGGAACGAGCCTGCACTTCATTAAAAGCAGACACCGCTTTATTCGCACCCATCTGAGCCAAGATTTTAAAGGCACCGTTTTGTTCCATTTCTTTTAATCTTTTCTTGATTTCAACCTCTGCCTCGGCAAGCTGTCTGGTAGTAAGTTCCTGTGCAACAGCCTGTGACAAAGGATCCGACTCTTCCCAAAAGCTACCATTATAAACAAGGTAACCTGTGGAAGGGGAATATCTGAGACTTTCGTTATATTCTCTTGCAAGCACCACAGCCTGTCCTACATCGGAGAAATCATCCGGCTTTAATTCAAAATCTGCATTATACTGTTCTGGTGAAATATATCCTTCTTGAGATGATACCTTCGCACCAAACTTTAAGGCACTATTCCATATGGTCTTAAGTTCAGCATCTTCAAGTGGAGGATTACATTTTTCAGCCTTTTGTAAATAAAGCTGATATGTCTCATCGGTATCTCCATAGCGTTTGATGATTTTCCCGGCATAATGGGACATTGTATTATTTCTCTTGCCCTGTGGAACTTCCGATTGCTGATTATCCCAAGCATCAAATTCCTGATCATCAAGGAAATCAATGATGTTACTGCTGCCTTCGTAAAATTCCACCTGTGGTTCTGCTACACCGAAAAGCAGTCTTGCACTATCAAGTGCATTGCTATCGAAGTAGGGAAAAGAGGCTGCAATCCTCTTCTTAAGAAGTGTATATTCCTTGGAGTCTGTTACTTCCGGGATAATAAAATACGCATGAAATCTTGGACGGGCAGACCTACCGTCTTTTACTTTCATATGGTTTCTACTATACACAGCTACAAAAGCAACATCAGGAAATGCCATAGCCACTTCAAAAGGTGTAATCCATTCGGCTGGATTATCACTATGGTCATTGTCACAATCAAGAGGAACATTATCAGCTGTAATAAAATTGGAATTATTACGGTAATTATCCTTATATGCAGCCGTCACATGGTCATACTTCATTGCTACGTTCATAGCAGCCTCATCCGTAATAATATGTTTATTTGGATAAACACAGTTAGACAGACTGCCAACGCAATCTGCCGTATAAATCGTTAATCTCATTACTGTTCCACCTCCTGCAATTCCTCAGTAAAATATCTGATTTTCTTTCTCATCTTACCTGCCAATTCAATCTCTTCTGACATCCCGGACGAAATACTGCTGCCAAATACCCATAATTCATCACACTTACCGAGAAAAACCTTATTCATAAACATAGCAAGACCTCTCTCGTGTTCTTCCGAAATGTACTGTGGCAGTAATAGATGTGGAGCAAGTGGAATCGTATTTTTGGCTACAGCAAAACGGGAATACATCCTTGCGTTAGCTGTGTTTTTATCAATATCCCCGGCATATGGACTGCACACATACACCATAGGTCGGAAAGCGGCGGCCTTTCTTGCCGCACGCTCTTCCTTTTCAATTTTTGTTAAAGCCTCAAATACAACCGGGTCATAATAACCCTCTGCGTTAAATTTATCTATCGCCATAACTTTCCTCCTGTTCCATTGTAGGTAAAATACCATCTGCCTTTAACAGCCCATAAATGAAAAGGCGGCCTGCTTGTGTCCAATAAGTATGAAAGGCTGTGTGCATCGAGCCATCACTACCGGGATAACTGTGTGTCTTGGTATTGGTATAACCCATCTCGGCATACTTCTGATACAATAGCCATATTTTATTGCCCTGTTTGTACTGTACTCCTTTTTCGTGAAGATACTGATTCATACGATTAGCGCTCCAACCATAATCCTTTGCAATAACAGAGATTGCTACAAGGTCTTTACAATTAAGCACCACATCGTAATAACTGGCTTTTGGTTTCATCTCCACAATCTGCTGATTCTGAACAGCTACAGTTTCCATTAAAGCCTTCATTCTTGCACGCTCTTCCTTCAACTCTGTAAGTGCTGCAATCAGCATGTCTGGGTTATTCAACACCTCATCTACTGCGTAAATACCATGTCTACGAATAGCAGGGAGAACTTCACTTGTAACCCAGCGTTTGAACTTTTTAGCAGTCGGTAGCTTACTCGAAAGAATAAGGCTGTAAAGACCGGACTCATTGATAACCGTTAAATCTTGGATTCCACCAAGGGTGTCGCATTTTGCTACCCCCTTATCTTCATCATCAACGTGCTTTGCCAGAGCATCTCTTGGATTGCTGTACCCTAAAATAACAGCTATGTCTTTACCCACAAAATATGGCTCACTATCAATAGCAATTGTGCGAACAGAGCCAAATTCCGCATTCTTAAAAATCTGTAATTCGCTCATAAGAATTACCTCCTGTAATTTATTTGAGGTTGACCCTCTACCTGTTAGCCTTGGGAGGGGGGCAGATTGGACAGTTTTAGAAAAATTCTTTAAATTTTTTCTTGGCTCTCTGTAATCGTTTATAGACGGTATCTCTCTTTTCTCCTGTGGTAGCTGCATATTCTTCCGGTGTCATATCATCCAAACACATGGCAATTATGACCTCTGCAAAATTAGGCTTTAATACAGCACGGATTCTTTGGCACAAATCCTCGTATTCATATTTGCGAGTACGTTCTTCTTCCTGTGAGTAATCCCCAACAGTATCCAAGCCATCACTTTCATCAGCATCTTCATCATCTTTTCTGAACTGCTTTTTTAAGTTCCCACGATGACGGTCAAATTTGTGCCAGTTGTTGTATTCAGGCTTATTAAACTTCTCTTCAAAAGCATCCTGAATCATCGTTTCCTTCTCTTCTTGAGTGAGATTTTCTCCTCCTTCCAAAGACAGGCTGACCCACATTTCTTCGCTGTTAACCTCCACAGTTTCATACTTTTCTTCATAACGAATCTTCAACTTCATTCTCTTGTCCTTTCCGCCTGATTCTCAGCGGAAGGGCAAAGGGTACAAAAATGGCCGGTGCTTTAGAAGTACCGACCATCTTGCCTGAAAAAGAGCATAGGAAAATAAGGGTACTTCTATCGTACCTTCCACAGCTTGTACTGTGGTTGGCTCGATATTTGTATCCCAATGCCCTATAGCTAATCAGGCCTTGTGATATTGATTGTTGTGAATATCACTATCTACACATGTTCAACAGTTCTGATTTTTGAATGCACACACAAAATTTACAAACGCAAATTTGAACTTCTGGTAAAATGTACATTTTTGTGATATACTTAATAAAGCGAGTTACACTTACACATGTTTGTAACTTCCACTATCTACATTTTAGTATTTTTCAGAAGTCTTTTTCGGAATTGCACGGAAGCAATCGGAAGGGTTCGGAAAATCGAAAGGAGCAAATAAATGCTGTTTAAAGACTTTGCACAAATTCTTTACAATAATTGTGCTGGTACGGATTCTCAATACCAGTATTTTCTGCTACTTTTTGATAGCATTATGAGGGATCCTTCTACCAAGGAAGAATTAGCACAAGAAAAGAATGATAAATACAATCCTTTTGATTCATTACAACAAGACACCATTGAAAGGCTATTTCGTGGTGGAAATCTTAATGTAAAAAAATTAAGAGTGGTATATCAGAAGCGTGATACCAATAAGTTTGCAAAATACATACAACAATTTGATGAGGATACACAGCTTAACATCGAAAAAGATATTAAAAATCACCTTCCCCAGTTTAATTCTGAAGAAGGTGATATCGGGTATGCTTGTGCAGATTTGTTTGTAGCAATTCTTCATGACCAAATTGACGATGAACCTATTATTAAAGATACTAAAGATAAAATTAATAATGCTGACGAACTGAGTAAAAGTTTTTATTACGACCCTAGAGATAACAAAATACATATTGACAATACAATTATAGAATTACCACCTCAACTACTACCTCCGGAAGGAATAGCGGATGAAGAAGGATTTTATATTGCTCAACTTCTCAACGCATACGCAGAAGCTTTAGGAAGTTCCAAGATTACAATTGACGATGTTCCATCTTTAAAACGTAAATATAGAGATAATTTTGAGGAACAACGTATCAATTATTACAGTGCTATTCGCATAGATAGAATTTTACGAGAATCTTTTGCTAATCCAGATATAGAAATGAAAACGTGGAAATCTGAAACATACGATTATATAAGTGATACCCTTCGTGACGAATATGATAACGGATTTAAACGCTTAGTCGAAGTTCTCAAGACAGTGATTCATTGTAAAACCACATCTGTTGTTGACCAATGCGAACGTCTTATAGGTCCTAAAGAGAGAAAGGGCGTATGCCATTTATTAGAAATAGATTGGACGGATGATTATGAATAATATTTTCAACTCTACATTCGAAATATCACTTCGTATTCTTCTTACACTATATGTAAACGAAAAAAATATGACAAAGGACAGCATTGTTGCTTCTGATTTTATTACAATTTACGCTGCCGACTTTGGTGTTGGAACCATAAATTTACATGGTGTAAACGAGTTTAATTTTTCGGAATATGCAGTAAGACGAGAGCAGGTATCCCTTGCTCTTAAAGAATTGTTACTTAACGAAGAAGTAACTCTTCACACATCAGCAGATGGATTCACATATTCCATCACAGATAAGGGGATTTCTATTTGTGATGAAATGACCACTCGTTATGCTGCTGATTACATCAACTTGGCATATAAAACAAAGGAATTTCTTACTGATAAGAACACAGTAGAAATTGTCGACATCCTTAACCACTTTGCCTTAATGCCAAGAGAAAGGAATCAATGATATGGAATTTTATATAAAGGAAATTATTGCTTCTGGTATAGATAAAACTACATCCCGTGTATCATTAAATCCCGGATTAAATATTATCTGTGGAGCATCCGATACTGGTAAGTCTGCCATCTTAAAGTCTATTAAATTTTTGATGGGTGGAACTAAGCCTTTTGGGAAAAAGAAAAATGGATATGACACCTTCACCGTAACTTTGCAAACATTACAAGGGGCTATATCTCTCACTCGTAAAGTCGGAAAGAATGTTATTTCCGTCAACTCTGAAGTGAAAGGAATTTCAAGTGGAGATTATGATGTGAAATTTGATACAACAAAAGGAAATTCTCGCCCTGTAATACAATCTCTTTGGCTTAAGCTATTAGGTATAAATCAGGATGTGCAGGTTCTCTACAATAAAGACGGCGTAAGAAAGCATCTAACCATGCTTCGTATTCTTCGCTCATTTTATCTTAATGAAGATGATATAGATGACCCACATTCTATTATTACACCTGAAAAAACAAAACTCCGAGAAGGTTTATTTTCTCTCTTCTCTGTTATATTTGATTACTGGAAACGACTTCTCAGAACATAATGAGCAAGATTCTGATAAAATATCTGCTGCAAAACGAGGTGCTATCAAAGATTTTGCACATAACAGAATTGTGGAATGGTCACAACAACGAGAAATTTTGGAAGAAACTCTTCATAGTCTTGATGAAATCAACGTTGAAGAAGAGATAGACAAAGCGATTGACAGATTAAATGAGGTCGAGGGATCCCTAAATAATGCTTTAACCGAATTATCAGCTATTGTATCTGCTATAACAGAATGCCAAGACAAAGCTTCTGAACATAGCTTGATTCTCAATCGATACCAAGCATTAAAAACACAATACTCCTCTGATATTAAACGCCTTACCTTTATTGCTGAAGGCGAAAAAAATCAGAGCAAATATGCCTAAAACCGAGATTGCCCATACTGTGCTACTCCAATAAAAAGATGCCCTCTATTAATTATACTGAATCTGCCAAAAAGGAACTTTCTCGTATAATTGTTCAAATGCAGGGATTGGAAAAAAGCGAAGCACATATTAACGCAGAACTTTCCGATATAAAAGAGCAAATTCATAATTTGGAAACTAAACGTTCAGATCTTCAAGGTTTAATTGCAGACAAATTAAATCCGGAAACTACTTCTTTAAAAGAAAAAATCCGACCAGTACAGACAATATATTGAGTTGCAAAAGTCTTATTCCTTAATTCAAGAATTTTCCAAAAAATTAGAGGATGCTGTCGTTTTGGAAACTGAAAAGAAAGACTCCGATACACTCAAATCTGTATATAAACCAAGAGAACATTTTCCAGATAATTTTGCAATTGATATGGCAAACTATGCCAATGAAATTTTTACAGAGTGTCATTATCGTGGTTTTTAATACAGCAGGGTTTGATATGGGTAAATTTGACTTGCTTGTTAATGGTGACTTTAAATCTGACAGTCACGGCAAAGGGTATCATTCCTTTATCAATACAGTGGCTGGTTTATCACTACGCCAATACTTTATCGAAAAATCAAAATATAATCCCGGTCTATTTATCGTTGACACACCTCTTCATGGTTTTGATGAAGGTGTAACGGAAGATGACAAAGAAAGTATGAAATTTAATCTATTTCAATATTTCATCAATCACTGTGATGTTGGGCAAACAATTATTGTGGAGAATAAAAGAAATTTACCTAAAATCGACTTTGAATCCGCTGGAATTAGGATTATTGATTTCACACATGATAATTATGTGAGTGAATTCAAAGATAGTCGTTATGGTTTCCTGTTGGATGCAAGGGAATAAAATTGGAGGAATACAATGCGAATTAGTTATAACAAATTATGGAAAATGCTAATTGACAAAGAAATGCAAAAAAAAAGACTTGCGAGAACTTGCAGGCATTAGTTCTGCTTCTATTGCCAAGCTGGCAAGGGAGCAAATATATCAACGGATGTCCTTTTAAAGGTATGTACCGCCTTAGATTGTAAGGTAGAGGACATCATGGAAACAATCAAGGATTAAGGAGGCACCGTTATGGCAAGAATTATTGGAGACAACAGTGATGGTTTCGCTAATGAAACTGAAATAATTAACTATATTAACAGTAAGCAATATTTTGAAAATCTTAATGGTAATATGCAAGAGTTTATTTCGTTTTTATTCGAATGTGATGACTTATATGGATGTAAAATGTATGCATCGAAACCCACCGGCATGGTTAAACCAGATATTGCAATTAGGATTGATAATGTAACCAAATACATCAGCGTGAAAAAAGGTGCCGGAAATAGTGTCCACCAAGAAAAACTTCCTGTATTTGAAAATTATCTTAGAAATTGTGGAATGGAAAGTAGAATTATTGCGTATCTTAAAGAATTTCACTATGGAGATGGTTCTACGGATGGAAATGGTGGCAATAGAATTAGCGCAAGTGAATGGATATCTTCAAACTATTCAAAGGTAGTATCTATTAATCACGCTTTTGATAATACCGATTTTTTAGTCAGTTTCTTTGATAGAGTCTTATTTGTAGGTAACGTATCACCTGCACCAACTGTTGATGCAATTTTTCACGGCAATATAAATAACGCTTTATGGGCTAATCGTGACGAAATTATTGATTATTTGCTTGAACAAAATAACACTTCCACAACTATACACTTTAGTAATTTAAATTATCAAGTATGGAATCGAAATTTAAACTATAATCCAAACACTGCTGACAGACGCCACGTAATGCAAATAAAATGGGCAAGTTTAGGAGATGACTTAAGCAGAATAAGGAGGTATGGAAGATATGGCAGATAATTCACACGGTACTAATAATGAATTAGAAATGTCAAACTATCTTGACGGAAAAAAATTCAAAGACTTAAATCTTACAATGAAGGAATTTATTAAATATATATTGTGCTACCAAAGATATTCCTTACACCGACCAAACAGAAATATCTGCTACATATGTTAA